CTCGTTCATCAAGCTAATCTTGGAGATAGCCATCTTGGCGTTGAGCAGGTTGACGATCTGGTACGCGCCACGGTTCTGAGAAAGCTCCGTGTTGTCAACGACAACGGAAGCTCGGTTCTTGAACCAAGTCGCGTAACGAGCGGTGTCGGGGCCGTCTTCGGGGGTCGTGGAGAATGTCTCGTAGGTGCTGATAGCCGAGACGTTTGACGACTCCGTCAGGACGACGGGCTGGCGGCATTCAGTGCCACCTTCGTACTGGACTGCGCCCTGGCGATACATATGCCAGAGGAGGGGGTTAGACTGGACGATTTCCATCGCCACTGTGTCGCGAACAGCTTGGAGCGTCGTTGAATAAACGCGATCAAAGCTAATTGTTGCTGAGCTAGCAGGCATTTAATTCCTCAGGTGTTAAACCCCTGCTCCTTCAGCGCACGAGTGGCTGCCTCCAAGGCGGTTTCCCGCTGCTTCTTGGTGACGACCGTTCCCTTGCGCGAAGCCACAGGAGCCGCCGCGTGGCGCTTCTTAGACTTTGCTTTAGTCCGAGCAGCACTAACATTGGCCCGAGCAACCTTGGCCGCAATGCGGACAGCTCTGTCGGGGTCAGTGGAAGCAAGGTCGGTCAAATCAGGGTCTGAATCGAGGACTTGTCCAACGGTTGCTGCGAAAGAGGCGTGGTCGATGTCGGGGTGATTCTGAGCCCAGCTTTGATATGCACGGACTACGCGCTGCTGAGCGGCAAGAGGTCGGATTTCGTCAACAGCGTTTCCAATGCCCAAGTTGGTTAGCTTGTCTTGGACTGCCTTGTTGACGTAGTAGTCGATGACAGACTCCGGGGTGGCACCTTCGGCCATATCCGGGGGCTTGTCCTCAACTTCCTCTTTCTTGCTCTCGCCAGCGCCCTGCTGCTTAAGCAGGATCTGATCGACAACAGACCGTCTCTCATCGAGCGACCGTCGTTCATGTGCGAGTCCCTGGGTCTTCCTCGTGTAATCCGCCTGTCTCAAAAATCCACGGCGCAGTTCCTGCTTAACTTCGTCAGGAACGCCTTCCATTGTCTCAATGATGGCGAGCGGGTTGTCGGAGTAGTCTTCAGGGGCCTCGGATTCCTCGGAACCTTCGTCTGCCGAAGCGCCGGTTCCCTCATCAAGGGTATCCACGTCTTCGTGGGCCTCAACTTCGGGCGTGTCGGTGGCATCCATTGGTGTTCTGTCTCCCGGCCCGACTTTATGTCGGACGTTTTCATTATCAGGGTGCATTTGGTTTTCGTTGTCAAGTACCATCGCGCCATGGCTTCAAGAAAACTAAGGCTCACGATTGAAGAAATTGAACTTTGGCAGGATCGCATCACGCGAGCTGAGGAGTACCTGGAGGAGAACGCTCTAAGCGAGTGGAAGCTGTCCTTTGAGGACTACATTGGCGAGCGGTCCGGGTCTGGCGTCCATTACAACGACAGCGAAGGGCCAAACTTCAACTTCATGCTCTCCACTGCCAACACGCTCCAGCCAGCAATTATCAGCGCAGATCCGTACCTCAGAATGCTTCCGAGACGACCCGACGATAAGGAGGGGGCGAAGCTTGCTGAGGCTGCGGTCAACTACGTCTTCAGAGAAATCGACATCAAGAAGACTGTTAAGGACGTTGTGCTGGACGGCCTTCTGTACGGAGTTGGGTTTGCAAAGATTGGCTACGACCCGTCTGGCGCTTTCCTCCTAGACGAGGACTACGACACCGGGCCAGAGCAGCCGGATCAGGAGGAGCAACCCACCGGGCTAGACGAGCTTCGCGCCCTGCGACGAGCTATGGCCCTTGAGGACGTACCCTTTGACGATGGGCCGGAGGACAACCCAACGGTGGAGCGCGTTGCGCCGTGGGACATTCTCCTCCCGCCTGGCTACGACGATATTCAGAGGTGCCCGTGGGTTGCCGAGAGGATCACCGTTCGACTCGAAGACCTTGAGAGCGACGACAGGTTCAGCCTTCCAAGGGGGATTAGCCCAGACTCCTGGCTGTCAGAAGAGGTGCCGTCCGAGTTTAGCTACTACAGGGACGACAACTTCAAGGATACGCGGCCCGCCGAGTACCTGACCGTCTACGAGATTCGATACTGGGCACGAACCAAGACCGGACTGCGGAGGCGCTGCCTGTGGCTGATCCGAAGCCAGGACGGCCTTGACCCGAAGGATGCGGTCCTTAGGCACATCAACGACCCGCTCATGGTTCGCGGATACCCGTACCAGATGCTCCAGTACACCCGGGTCGCCGGGATGCTCTACGCCCCAAAGACGGCGGACCTGGCCAGCATTCGACCGATTGCAGACCGACTGAACGAGGAGTGGAGCAACCTCCTTCGGCACCACAGGATCTCATCCAGAAGAAAGTGGGTGGCTCTTCCTGGCGCTCTGGAGGACGGCAGCCTGGCCAGCCTCCTTGAGTCCGACACGGACATGGAGGTCGCAGAGCTTCCGGCCAATGTGGGAGACATCCGGCAGGCAATCATGCTCCTTCCAGAGGCAGCCCCACCCAGCACAACCCCAATGGTCCTTCAGGGGCTTCAGCGCCTGATGTACGAAATCAGCGGGGTAGATGTCTATATGCGAGGCGGCACCGGCAGGAAGGGAACCACCGCCACGGAGGTGGCTATCGCCTCTCAGTCAAGCAGCAACCGGGCAGCCAGCAGGCTCGGGCTTACCGAGAAGTTTGTTGAGGGAATCGGCAGGAAGGTGCTCGGGGTCATTCGCCAGTATTGGGACGACCCGAGGTATCTTCGGGTAGCCGGTCCCAGTGGGGAGGACGAGTTCGTTGCCTTTTCCGCAAGCGACATCTCCGGGATGTACGACGTAAGGATTGAGGCCGGCTCGACGCTGGGCAAGGATCCCGCTACCGAGCAGCAGGCGTTCATGGGCCTTCTTCAGACGATTCAGGCCACAATCGGTGCCCTTGTACCGCTCGTTCAGAGCGGCATGGCATCGCCAGACACCATCAAGAACTTCGTAGATAAGGCATTCGCAATCTGGCAAGCTGACAAGCGTATGCTTATGGAGCCAATGGCAGCGCTCCAAGCCGCAGCTACCCCACAGGGGGCACCAGCAACCCCAGCGTCAGTCGGCGCTGGAAGGGGCATGGGCGGTGAAGGACAAGCGCTGGCCGGAGGCACACCACCCCAAGAGAGAACCCCAGGAGGGGCCACCAGCGGAACCGGCGGGACGGCCGACCTGGCTACGCTGATGTCAAGAGTTACGGGAGCCTGATGCCTTTCTACCCACTACGCTGCACCTTCAAAAGCTGCGGCATGGACTTTGAGCACTTCACCAAGCCCGACCTTTATCGCATTAGCGAGAAGGATGGTTTCCGGGATGTCCGCTGCTCCTACTGCGGAAGCTTCGGGACGGCAAAGCGAACCTACCCACCGGACTCTGCCCCGGCGAACCTCACTGTGAAGGGGACCTGGGGGCGGCACGCTAGCCCTGGGCTGAAGGGCCGCGACTTCTACACCAAGCAGGAGCGCGACCGACAGCTTGCGGAGGCCGGAAGCACGGGCGGCATTTACGACGGTGAGGGCTCAGAGCCAAAGAAGTCGAGCGCTACGAAGACCTACGCAGCGGGGGAGGACGGGAAGATCCAGCTTGTTAAGCGCAAGAACGGCCGTCTTGTCCCCCTGGACTCAGAGCGAAAGCCCTCCGAGCTGATCAAGGAGTACGGCGAGGAGAATGACGGACTTGTCGATTTCGCCGGTCTGCTTGAGAAGACTAGGGTCGATAAGAAGCGGCTACACGGTGGGATTATGGGCGCGCTTCGCCAGGGCTGGCTTGAGAAGACCGAACAGAAGAGGGTCTACCGCCTTCGCTGAGAAGCTAGCATCTTGCTTTTGAACTTCTTGCTCCACGCCTCATACTGGTCCCACTCGTCGGGTGACCACTTGTTGTGATCCCCAGAGGACGCCTGGACTGGATCGGCCCTGACCTCCGACCCGCTCCCTGGGCAGTAATGGGCGACGGCGTTTGCAATCATCATTGATACGCAGGCGTCGTCGTTCTTACCTGCCGGGGCGGTCATCTTTGCGTCGGTGTCGTGCCCGTCTGGGCTCCTCTTCACGACGCTCCTGTAGGCAACCATCTCCTCAAGCACCTTCTGAGAGCGGATCTTGACGTATCCGTCCTTCAGCGCCTTCTGCATCAGGCCAACCATCGCGGGCTTTGTCTTTCGGTTGGTGTCCCAGCCCATCATCTGAGTTGGGCCAGCGAGGCTGTCTACGGTTCGCCTGCGGTACATGTTCCAGTACTTGGTCTGGTTCAGCATTGCGATCAGCCCAGCGCCAAGGCCAGAGGACTCCGGGGCTAGCACGGCGTTGTTGTAGAAGATGGCAATCATCAACACCGTCTCCGCGAGGATGTCTAGGTCAACCTTGCCTCGCCACTCGGCAACCTGCTCCATGCTCGCGATGTCAATCACCACAACATGGTCCCAGTCCCTTGATGTTGGACCCTTGCTGACATCCGCAGAGACAACATATCTCCTGCGGTGCTCTGGCTTCTTCCAGACGGAAAAGCGGCCGTTCCCCGGGAGGGCCTCTTGGAGTGCTGGAGAGTAGGAGGAGAACATCCGGGAGCGGCCTAGCTCTTGGTTTGACTCGTCAACGATCTCGTACCACTCGTGCTCTGGGCAGTCGTTGTCCCCCTCGGTTCTGAGCTTCTTCGCGCAGATGTGGCAGGGACATCCGTGGCTCCGTATCTGGCCCCAAACGTGCTCTGGATCGAATACCGGGCTTCCGGTCGTGGAGAAAGCCTCCTCATCGGTGCTTGGGTACTCCTGATGGAAGCGGCTTAGGGAGCCTCCGCACTTGCTGACCAGGGTTTCCCTGCGCCACTGGAGGTTTTCAAGTTTGATCCAGTCACCGAATCGCTCAAGAAGCTCCTTCTCGTCGTTGTCCAGGCTTGCCCTGAACTCCTTCTCCGGGACGTTCAGCT